CGCGAGGGCGTCCTCTATCCGCAGGACATTCTGGCCATCAAGGGCCTGAGCGATGTCCAGAACTACCTCATCAGCGAGGTCCAGAAAGTTTACCGTCTGCAGGGCGTTGAGATCAACGATAAGCATATCGAGGTCATCGTCCGTCAGATGTGCCGCAAGGTCCGCGTGACCGACTCCGGCTCTTCTGATCTGATCGGCGGCGCTCTGGCAAACCGCCTGGAGGTCGAGAACATCAACGCCGAGCTGCAGAAGCGGATCGACGCTGGCGAAGAGGGTGTCAAGCTGGTGGAGTACCAGCAGGTGCTGCTGGGCATCACCAAGGCTGCCCTGGCCAACGAGTCGTTCCTGTCTGCCGCGTCGTTCCAGGAGACCACCCGCGTGCTGACCGAAGCTGCCATCAAGGGCAAGATCGATCCGCTGGCTGGCCTGAAAGAGAACGTCATCATCGGCAAACTGATCCCCGCGGGTACCGGTCTCCCGGAGGTGCGTGAGGATCTGAAGCGCCGCGAGGAAGAGCGCGACGCCGCTGTGGCCGAGGAGCTGGCTGCTGCAAACCAGCAGTAAGCGCTGCGTTCCCCTGAGACCGAATCCATAAACGCGAAGCCGCTTCCACTGAGAAATTCGTGGAGGCGGCTTTTTTGATCGGAAATAAACCGCTCAGGCCGCGCTTTGGCGCGGTCAGCTCCCCTATTAGGGGAGCCGAATGGATGGAAAGAAAATTCGGCGAATAAAACAAAAAAATCTGCTGAATTTGTAAAATAAACGCAAGAGAAATCCAAGTGGTTTCTCCTGCGTTTATTTTTTTGCGCATTTTTTCAGGAAGTGAGGGAAAAAGATGGCAAAACACATGACGCTGGAAGAACGCAAGGCGCTGGAAGTGCGGTACAATGCGGGCCAGAGCGTCCCCGGAATCGCCGATGCAATGGGATTTAGCTTCTCTACCATCTATAAGGAACTGAAGCGCGGCGATACCGGAGCGATGGATAAGAACGGCCGCGCGGGCTACAGCGCAGCGCTGGGGCAGCAGCGGCTTTACCATACTAAGCAGCGCTTACGGTATCAGGCGGATCACCCGGCGGAGTAAAAGAGATGGGAGAAGTATTTAAGCTGAACCACTGTTACAACGTGGACTGCGTACCGGCAATGGAACTGTTCCCGGATAATTACTTCGACCTGGCAGTTGTAGATCCGCCGTACTTCTCTGGACCGGAGCGCCGCGGTTTTTACGGCTCCAAGGTAAGCAAGATAGGCGTGCACCGGGATTATCCCGTTTCACCGACATGGAGCAGGCCGGGACCGGAATATTTCAGAGAACTGTTCCGCATTTCCAGACACTACATCGTATGGGGCTGCAACTACTTTGATTATAAGTTTGCGACCGGGCGGATTGTGTGGGACAAGTGCAACGGAAGTTCAAGCTTTTCGGACTGTGAAATTGCAGCGACCGATTTGTTTTCTTCGGTGCGGCTGTTCCGGTATATGTGGTCCGGCATGATGCAGGGAAAGAGTATTGCAGAGGGCAGCACTATGCAGGGAAATAAATCCCTGAACGAGAAGCGCATCCACCCAACCCAGAAACCGGTTGCCCTGTATGACTGGATCTTCAAGAACTATGCAGAGCCAGGGCAGAAGATTCTCGATACTCACCTTGGAAGCGGGAGCAGCCGCATAGCAGCTTATGAAGCCGGGCTTGATTTTATCGGGTTTGAAATTGACCCGTTCTATTTCCAACTGGAAGAGGAACGGTTTGCAGAGTATGCAAGTCAAACCAGCCTGTTTCACATGGAGGGAGGCGGAACGCAAAATGAAAATTGAAATCACTGGCGAAGCAAAAGAAATTGCGGTCTTTGCACTGGAACTGCAAAGGCCGCAACCGTTCAACGTCCCCAATAAGGAAGCGCTGTCAGAAGAGCAGATGCGAGAATTTACTCACTATCTGGAGAGCCATCATCCTCAAAATGAAGAACCCCACTTTGCTTGAGAATGTCGGAAACCATGTGAGCAACGGTGTCAGGAATCGAAGTCGAGAGATAAGCAAGGGCGGAATTTTGACCGCCGGATTGGTATGCTTCTTTTACTCCTTTGTTCAATTCGGATTCTGTCTTTTCGACAATGGCAAGGACAATCTGGTTATATTCAGAACGCTTCAAAGAAATCACCTCCTTTCCGTGCCCATTGTGCCACGGGAATGGAAGTGACGAAAGAAGCGGGAAAGGACAAAAAATGATTCTTGAAAAACTTCACAGAGCAATCAACAGCTTCAACAAAGCGTTCAACTGGCGGCGCTTCCGCCGCGATGCACTGCACCTGGGGGAAAGCATGCTGGTGTTCGGCGTGCTGTATGGCATTTTCTCGACCGCGATCTGGGGCGTTTGCTGGCTAACCAAAATCAATTATGATCCTGATCTCGTTGCTGTTGCGTGGGCAGTGCCGGTGCTACTGGACACCCTGGTCAACAAGGCATACGACTGGAACAACGAAGTCCGGGACTGGGACTGACAGAACCGGAAGGGCATGGGCAGACCTACCCGCCCACCATGCGGTAAATCTGGGGCGCAGACAGACCGCCCGGCTACCGCAAGGCCGGGGCCTTACCTGCTGGGGGCAGAAAGAACACAGCGGGGCGGCCCGCAGGGCAGGAGCGGTTCAGTTGTCCGACACCGCTCCTTTGATATGGTGCAGCTTGGTGCAGGTGGGGACTTTTCACCCCCGCCGCCTGGTTCGATTCCGGGATGTACCACCATTGACCGAACATTCACACGGTACAGAAAGGACAAACAACATGGGCGAAGATTACAAGGCAAAAATCGAAGTGCTGCTGAACAATGAGGGTCATGTGGATATGTGCCTGAACGGCGACACCACCACCCTGCAGAACCTGGCAATCAGCGTGCTGGCACAGACCATCGCACTGGGCATGGACAGCTGGGAAGCGGCAAAGAAGCGGCTGACGGATATTACCGTTGCCATCCCGCTGGCGCTGGAAGAGGCATGGAAGGACAAAGAAACGGACAATGCAGCCGCCGACAAGAGCACGGCTGCTGATGCCGCCCAGAACACTATGCAGGAAGCGTAAAGGAGAACGACCATGGACAAGGCACTCCTGAAAGAAGAGTACAAACGGCTTCTGCGGCAGGCTGTCGGTGACAGGACGGGCAGCATGGCGCTGATGATGGTGCTGGAAGAAGTGGACTTCTACAACTGCCCTGCCAGTGCGAAGCATCATCTGAATGTTCCTGGCGGCCTGCTGCTGCACTCGCTCAACGTGGCAAGAACTGCACTGGAACTGTGCGAGAAGATGCCGCAGTTTGCAAAGTGTGACACGAATGCGGTCCTGACCGCTGCTCTGCTCCATGACGTTTGCAAGACCGGGAAGTACATCAAGAAGCCGGATGGTGGCTATCAGTACAGAGATACCGAACTGCTGGGCCACGGCGAAGAATCCGTCATCCGCATCCAGAACTGGATTCATCTGACGGACAAAGAAATCCTCGCTATCCGGTGGCACATGGGTGCCTATACCGGTGAGCGGGACTGGAACACTCTTAGCAAAGTGTATGACAGGTGCCCGGAAGCCCTGTGCCTGCACATGGCTGACATGATTGCAACGCACATCATGGAGGTAGAAAAGTGAGCGGGTACACCGCCTACTGCGACCTTCCGAATGGCGAGCGAATAGAACTGCCAGCAAGTATGCCGGATGTCAGGAAAACGGACGGACCCTTATGCGATGGAAAATTTGAACTGCCGGAAGCAGTGAAAGAAATGTTCAAGTGGATGGATGAAACATTCGGAACATGGGAAAGTGAATTTCACTGCTTCGGAAGCTGGATGAAGTTGCGGAAAAACTTCAATCCACCGGAGCGCTTGGAGGTTTCGCAAGATAAGCGCCGCAATCCAATCCCTCTTGGACGGAACGCTTATTTATATAAAGCAAGGAAGATCCACAGTTTGGCAAGAAGCACACATACCCGCACTGCCCCGCACAAGGGCACGAAAACCAATGATGAACAGTGCAAGCACACGTTCAAAATCACCGATGCCCGGTGCGCGCCTTGCAGCGGTTACAACGTGGAGTGCAAGCACTACGAGAAAAACAATGCTGCTGATACAAAGCATAGTTCTTCTCTAACGTAAGATAAGCAGCCCCGCACCGCAGAAGCGGGGCTGCTTTTTATATGGCGCAGGGCACCCTTTTAGGCATGGGGCTGCTGTAAGCGGGGCCGGACCTCGTCTGTGCCGGGGACTTTCATGAAAGTTGGCAGGTATGAAACCAGCCGGAAGCCAACATAGCAGGATGGTGCTGTACAGCAAGGCAACTCCCCTGGTTAAGCCGGTGCAAGACCGTGCTGCCATCCTGCGAAAGCCGTACCCGCATGAAAGTCAGCGGTCGCGGGTGCGCCGCAGCATGAGCGCAGAAGTGCCCTGTTCAATCCGCCCAGGAACAAAAGCGGTAGGCCGTTGCCGCGGCCGCCCCGTCCGGCACTCTCTTGCCGGGCGGGTTTGATATGCGGACGCATAGAGGATGATCCTGCTTCTGACTATCCCCCATGAGCAGGAAAGCCGGTTCGATACCGACCGTCCGTACAAGGAAAGAAATGAGGTCAACATGATTCATCTGGGCGACATAACCAAGATTCACGGCAATGAAATAGAACCGGTGGACTGCATCACGTTTGGAAGCCCCTGCCAGGACTTGTCCATTGCCGGGCGCAGAGCGGGCCTTGCAGGTGAACGGTCTGGGCTTTTTATGGAAGCTGTTCGGATCATAAAAGAAATGAGGTCAAGCACAAATGGACTGCATCCAACTTTCGCTATTTGGGAGAACGTGCCCGGAGCCTTTTCCAGCAACAACAGAGAGGACTTCCGGGCAGTGCTGGAAGAACTTGCCCGCATTGGACAAGCAGACGCTGTTGTTCCTGGACCTCCGAGGGGGGGCAGATGGAGCAAAGCCGGAGCAATCGCAGGAAACGGATGGTCTTTGGCGTGGCGACAGCTGGACAGTCAATATTTCGGAGTGGCCCAGCGTAGAAAGCGTATCGCTCTTATCCTCGACCTTAGAGGTCAACGCGCCGGAGAGATACTATTTGAGCGCACGAGCCTGTCAAGGCATCCTGACCCGTGCATCCAAGCGTGGAAAGAAGTTGCCGGACTTACTGCAAACTGCCCTGTTAGAGATGATCGAGTGGTGGGAGAACGGAGCTTCTGCATCGGTGGGAACACAGTCGATAGAGCAACAAAACAAAACGGGATGGGTGTAGGAGAAAATATTTCTTTTACAATAGACACGGTCAACCGCCACGCGGTAGCATACAACGTTCAAGAAGAAAGCCCGGCACAACCGGTGGTTCTGGAAAGCAACCAGATTCATGCGACAGTTACGCAAAACGGAATCTGCCCAACGCTTCCGGCGAGCATGGGACTTGGCGGTGGGTACGTTCCGATGGTTACAGATCGCCCGGCGGATAGACCGGTAGTATTTGAAAACCATGCACAAGACGCACGGTACAAGGAAGCCCCCACCTGTTCCCCAACGGGCTACGACCGTTGGGGAACAGGTGGGGGGAATACGCCGCTCGTGGCCATGCCGGAGCGGGTCACAAGCTACGGCATCGGGAACGGGCAGGCGCACGCCTATGCCAGCAAGGAAAAATCCGGGACACTGGACACCATGCACGATGCGCAAGCTGTGGCAATCGAATATTCCGGCTGCCTGAATCCGTGGGACACACAGGCCCGGCGCGTATACGGTGAGGAGGGAACATTCCCTGCATTACCATCCAGAGAGACAGCGGGCGGAAACCAACAAGCGGTGCTGGCCGAGCAAAGAACAAGGTGGATCGTGCGCAGGCTGACACCAACAGAGTGCGAACGGCTACAGGGCTACCCGGATGGGTGGACGGACATTGGAGAGTGGACGGACACCAAAGGAAAGAAACACAAGCCGGCGGACAGCCCACGGTACAAGGCACTGGGAAATAGCATTGCTCTTCCGCAGTGGTTCTGGATTGCCCAGAAAATGAAACCGTACATGGGCGATGGGGCAAAGTTGGGAAGCTTGTTTGACGGAATCGGCGGTTTCCCGCTGGTTTGGGAAACTACATACGGCACCGGAACCGCCCGGTGGGCATCGGAAATTGAAGAATTTCCCATTGCTGTCACGAAGAAGCACTTCCCGGAAAGGAAAGCACATGAAAATTGACGTAGGAAAAATCGCCCTAGTGGCGGTTATGATCGCCGGTATACAGACCAGCGCACTTTACCATCGGATCAATGATCTGGAATGCCAGCGGGATATTTACAAGTCCAGGTATGAGGACTGGGAGGGCGTATCGAAAGAAGTTGCAGAGTACGCCGACACCCTGCGGGATTCGCTGAAAGCAAGGGACCGGCTGGATGGAAAACTGCTGGTGGAGGACGCTGGCGATTTTCTCTGCACGGCCTACTGTACAGAAAAGCGGGAGCACATCTGCGGCACCGGCACGGGAATCACCGCCAGCGGCGCACCGGTGGAAGCTGATGTGACGGTGGCTGCTGACCCGGATGTGTTCCCGTTCGGAACTGTCCTCTATATTGAGGACGTGGGAGTGAGAATTGTTCAGGACACCGGTGCCGACATTCAGGGCAAGCGCCTGGATGTGGCTGTTTCTGGGAGCCATGCTGATGCGCTCCACTGGGATGGCTACGGCCAGCACCGGGTTTGGATTATCCAGGAGGCGGAATGAAATGCAGAAAGCAATCGCCATTGATTTTGATGGGTGCTTGTGCGTGAACAAGTACCCGGAAATCGGAGAACCAATCCTCCACGTCATTGATGAAGCCAAGAAGCAGCAGGATGCCGGTGCCGGGCTGATTCTCTGGACTTGCAGACAGGGCAAGGAACTGGAAGAAGCTATTGCGGCCTGCGAAAAGTGGGGGCTGCACTTTGATGCAGTCAACGAGAACTTGCCCTCCTGGAAAGAGTTCTTCAAGAACGACACCAGGAAAGTAGGAGCCAACGAATACTGGGATGATCGAGCAGTAATTGCGGATCAGACCTATATTCTGCGTAGTGATAAGTGTTTCAAGGAGAACCAGAAATGAATCTGCCAGATAAAAAATACGCTGTTATTTACGCGGATCCACCATGGAGTTACCACCAGCACGGGACGGGGCCGAAGAGCCGAGGAAATGCAGCGAAGCATTATCACACGATGACCGTTGAGGACATTTGCGCGCTGCCGGTTCGCCAGCTTGCGGGGGGGGGGCAGGGATGTGCACTGTTCATGTGGGCGACATTCCCGACCATCCCGGACGCGCTAAAAGTTATGGAAGCATGGGGCTTTACATACAAAACGGCAGCATTTGTCTGGATCAAAAAATATAAATCGGGCGGAAACTTTTATGGCATGGGCGCGTACACTCGCGCAAATGCAGAGGTTTGCTTGCTTGGAGTAACGCCTGGATTTAAGGCAAAAGAGTTGGTCAAAAGCCATGCGGTGCATCAAGTAATCGAATCTCCGATACAGGCTCACAGCGTAAAGCCGGACGAGGCCCGCCGCCGGATCGTTGAACTGTTGGGCGATGTGCCCCGAATTGAATTGTTTGCACGTCAACGCGCACCCGGATGGGATGCGTGGGGCGATGAATTGAAATAAACGGAGGAAAGAAAAATGGATGGATTGGTAAAGACGCCGGGGATCCTGTTGCTGTTGCTGGGATTGGCACTGTGGGTGGCGGTAATATTTCTGGTTCCTGCTGCGCTGGTCAAGTTCTGCTGGCTGTATCTGTTCGTGTAATGACAGCAAAAGAACTGCTGACTGCAAGGAACAGGCTTTGCGGCAAGACACGGAACAAAAGAATCTTCCTGCCATGCAAGGGCTGCCCGCTGGACAAACTCCGGGAACCTGGAATGACCTGCCGGGATAGCGTGCTGAAACACCAAGCAGAAGCGGAAGAACTTCTGAAAACGGAATAGCGACACTCCACTATATAGGCCGCCCACCGCGGCGGCCTTTTTTCATGAGCATGGGAACAGGCCCAACCCGGTTCAACTCCGGGATTGCCTAAATCAAAAGGAGGATGTGCCGGTGCAGAGATATTATATCCTGCTGAAAGCGTCTGGCGGATACAGCTTGCCGGAATGGTTGCCGTACAGGTTGGATGCTGTCAGCGCAGAAGAAGCCATCAAGAAAGCAAAGAAGCTGGCCGAAACTCACTATCTGGAATACACGGATTTTGAAGTTCAGCTGATTGAGAACGAAGGGAGAAGCAAATGAAGCTGGCAGCAATCGCAAAACTTATCAAGGCTGACGAGTATTGCAAACTCTACAAGGTGATCTATGACGTGGGTTCTAACTACGACTTGTACATCGGCACCAAAACGGCAATCTTCCCGCTGACTGGTTTCCCGAAAGCACAGAATGAAAGCGAACTGGCAACGCTGCTGGGAATCAGCAAGAAAGAGTGGGCGGATATTCAGTTCGGTGCTGATTATTGCCCGAACGGCATCAATGACATCGAGGGCATGAGCCTGGAAGATACGGCGGACGGAGAGATGGACTGCGTAACAGGCAGAATCAGCATCCGGTACTGTGGGTGCGAACTGCTCCCTATGATTGAGCCGACTTCTGGGACGGTCGGGTTTGTGGATGCAAAGCAGATCATGCCGGTGGCAGATGAAATCCGCAAGAGCGGATATTTCAAATACTGTGTGCGGAAGATGGCGAGCGGTGGCAGCTATTACGTCATTAAAGATGGCATGGTGGTACGCGGCGCAATGCTCCCTGTGAAACTGGAACCCGCGGCAAAGCAGGAAATGCGCGCCCTTACCGACATGGTGATGAAAACCAAGGACTTTGCAGATGTTGAGGACTTGAGCGAGCGAGAGAACGAAAACGATGGCTGACAAGTACATCAATGCGACAAAGCTGATTGAGCGACTTAAAGAGGAAAGGACACATAGCCTAGCAATCGGAAGCATGGAATCCAGCGCTTGTCGGAACAATGCTGGAACTTAAAACCAAGCACATCCTGGGCGAGATTATTTCCGTCTTGGAGGAAGAACCTGCAGCGGATGTGGTGCCGTGTCCGGCCCCGAACTGGCCGATTTGTCAGAACTGCGGTAAGCCGATGGTGTACTGCGGAGAGGAAAAGACCGGGGATATTGTCTGGAAGCGGTATAGCTGCAAGGATTGCTATAACCAAAATGTTGCAAGAAGGGTGACAAACAACGATGCGTAAAGTTTTGAAACTGCTGGCCTTGACCGCCTGCGCTGCTGCGCTGTGCGGAACGATGACAGGATGCGAAGAAGTCAAGGACGTAGTGACCAGCGAAGAACCGGTCAGGACGGTATATGTTTACCTGCCGGACGGAACCTTACTGGACAAGGGACGGGCAGACAAAGTGAGTTCATTTGTGCACAATGATCGTATTGTGAAAGTCACAATTGACGGGAAAACGTATGAAACCAGCTGGGCCAATGTGGTTTTGATGGAGGAATAACATGGACGCTGTGAAGAATGACGTGAAGCGGCTGGTCAAAATTGAACTGGCCGCAGCCAACAAGAAGTTTCGGATGTTTGCCGGGCCGCATGAGGGCGTGGCGGTCATCCAGGAAGAAGCGGTGGAAGCTGCACAGGAAATGGATGGTCTGCGCCGGGAACTTAATGCTATGTGGATGGGCGTTTACTCCAATAATCCGCAGATCTCAACGAAAGGCGTATATGACCGGGCTGTTGCTCTGGCCGTGGAAGCCATCCAGGTGGCAGCAATGGCCAGGAAGTTCGACCGCAGCCAGCGCCGCCATTGGCCGGGAGCAAAGGAGCCGCACTATGGCGAAGAAGAGTGATGCGCCGGCAGAAATCAAAACCATCACGCTGACCATGAGCCGCCCGGTGGCGGAAGCTGTACAGGCTGCCTGCGAGTGGTACTTGCGCCTGCACATGGGACAGTTCTGGGACGTGGCCGATGATCTGTGCATGGCGAAGTTTTACTCTGACTTGGAAAATAACGCTTTTCAGAGCAAAGAGCAGCGGGAAAATGCTTTTGACGTTGCAATCGACCGCAGGGACACTATGCGGGAAGGAATGGAGAGGCTATATAACCGATGCGTCCTTTCCGCTCCTATCTCGGATGTGATGAAAGTACCGTACCGGGCAGAAATTGTCTGGTTGGTTATCCGGCACGCACTGGCCTGGCACGATAACCCAGAAGGTATGCCGGGCTGCGTCAGCTATTACGACCCGATGAACCGCAGCGACCAGCCGCAACCGAAAATCGAGTTGAAGCCGAGCGCAGAAAAAGACGGGCCTACCCACGATGGTAAGTACGAGGATCGCTAAATATGACAGAAAAACAACTGTATGATGCCACTGAAGTGGAGAAAGTGCTTAGAACGCTAGAGAAAAATTTCATGGGCGTTTCTCCACGCGGAAAAGAACAGGCAAATGTAGTGGCATTTGTAAGAAAACATATCTCAGCCATTCCGAAAGTAACCCCGGAGAATCTGCAACTGCTGACATACAACGAGGATGTGGAATATCAAAGCATAGATTCGTTCGCTTGTCACAACTGTGGAACGTGGATAGAAAATTGGAACAAAGTTGAAGAAGATTCCGGCGGGTGCAGGCACAATGCGGGATGGTATGTGCCAAAGTGTTGCCCGGAGTGTGGAGCAAAAATCATTTCGCATAAAAGCTGCGCATTTTGCAGGTGGCACTTGCAAGATGGAACCTGCTTCAACAAACTGGAAAAGAGATCAACGACAGGCCCGGAGGATTCCTGCTGGATCTGGGAGGAACGCGAGTAATGGAAAATGCCGGCTGCACCTGCCGCTGGCACGAGGGCTACACCTGGATCTGCTTCAACGGTGAATCTCCGAACTGTGCCGACATGACAGACCCGGAGAATACCTGCGAGTGCTGGGAAGCCAGAACGGAAGAAAACGGTATCGGTGACTACGAAGTGAATTAAGCAAGCCCGTCATAAAATTGCCGCCCTGACGAGGCGGCAAGGGGCTTGTATGTGTAACTTAATCTAGCGACCACGGAAGAACACGCCGGGGAAAGCGGGGGTCAAGGGGGAGAAAACGAGGGCGGGTCTGTAGGGCTTGACGGAATGGGAAACTTAGAAAGACCTGCCCGGCGTTGTATCCCCCTTGTCCTGCGAAGCCGTGTGTGCTTGGTCCACAGAAAAGAAAATCCCAGTAGAACTTTGCGGAAGGAGGAGGTGAACGGTGCGGGCATGGTACATTCGGGAGCAGAAACACATTCTCGGAACATCCGATTATGCAGAAGTGGATCTCTTTGAAACAACAGACAAGGAACACACCGCGAGCACCCGCCGTAAAAGAGAACTGGCGACCTCCATTGCGCAGCAGAAGTATAACGACATGATAGCAAGGCGGTATTTCTGCCAGCTGGCCTATACGAATTTCGGGGAAAGCGACTGGGCGGTCACGTTTACATACGACCAAGACCACCAGCCAGCGCCCGGAGATTTTGACCAGGTAGACCGGGACTGGACGAACTTCACCCGCCGCTTGAAGCGCTTCTGCAAAAAGACGGGGCGGGAAGCATCCAAGTGGATGCAGGTTGCAGAATACAGCGTGGTGGACGAGGACGGGAAAGTTACCGGCAGACACCACCATCATGTGATCCTGCAAGGCAATCTGACATGGCAGGAAATCAAGGACTTGTGGCGGGACAGCACCGGGCGGCCGATGGGGCTTGTGAAAGCTGAGCCTATCGACCTGACCTGTTCCAGCTTTGAGCGCTTGACGACCTACATGACGAAAGCCCGCGCCCGTATCCGGCGCTGGCGGCAGAGCCAAGGACTACAAAAGCCGAAAACCCCGCGACCGAATGATACCAGATGGAGCCGCAAGCGCTTTGACGAAGCGTTTGCCCTGCCGGATGATCGTGAATACTGGGAGAAAAAATACCCCGGCTATACCCTGCGCGAGTGTGAGCAGCACATCACCGGCAACAACACCAAGCACCTGATCGTCAAGTTACAGAGAAAGCCGGAACCCCGGCGGAAGAACAGGAGGAACCAGCCATGAGCACCAGGCTAGAACTGGATGACCTGCCGCCGAAGTACCGCGCGCAGGCAGAAGCACAGATCGCGGCCCGCTACCGGGGAAAGTGTACCTCTACGCAGCCTATGGCCGATGCTGCCCGCGCTGCAGGAAAGCTGAGCAAAGCCTTTGATTCCTACGGCGAGTATGTGTACTATGTGGGAACCATCCTGCCCGGCATCCAGTCCGGCAAGATCGTGTCGGCAGAGCCGCACCCGCGCTGGACGCTGCTGCCGGAGGAAGAGTATTGCTGCATCAAACTACCGGCGGCACGCTATACGGCGGACTACAAGATCACCTATGCGGATGGCCGGGTGGATATTGTGGAGATCAAGAGCAAATTTACCCGGAAAATGCAGCGGGACTATATCTACCGCCGCAGGCTTTTTATCGACCTCATAGCCAAGCCGAAAGGCTGGGGCTTTGTTGAGATCATCAACCCGGACACCAAGGCAGAAGTGAAAGAATGGAAGCGCCTGGCCGAACAGGCGGGAAAGGATTCATCATGGGCAAAAGCAGAGCAAGAGTGCCGGCCTTCTACCGGCAGAGCATCCAGAACGCGGTAAACCAGCAGATCAATATTGGCAAGTCGAAGCACCGCACGATGCTGAACCGTGAGGCAATCGGGCAGGTGGTTTCCTACTGCACCATCGCGGCCGCGCATGATCTTTTGGACTGGGGCGAGAAAGAATCTACCATCCTGACCCTGAAAATGAACAATGCTGCATCCCGGTATATTCTGGATCATGACAAGTACGGTGCACCGGAAGCCAAGAAGCGGCTGGAAGAGCGCACCGCCCACCTGATGCCGGAAGAGTTCTGGCTCCCGGCGGGTGATCTGGTAGGCTCTGAAAAAAAGTTGCGCATCCTGGCAGAGCGCCGGGACGCTGCAAAGATGATTATTCGCTTCATGGCTGAATCGCTGGAAGAGATGGAGTACATCCCTGAACAGATCGAGGCTGTAAAGAAAGAAGCCAAGGCGAATTATGACCAGTTCCTTGAATGGAGCAAAGACGGTGAGGAAGTAGCCTATGACCGTCTGCGCCGCGTCATCGAGGACATTTACGGTGTAGGTGCCATGGTAGAGCGTGTAGAGGGCGAGGACCCCATTTTCGGCAAACCCCTTTTCAAGAAAGATTTTTGAATTTCGGGAGGATTGAGCAGTGAAGGTACACGAGGCGGAAGTAATCTTGAAGTATTATGCAGACATCCCGCAGCGGATAGAGATCATCCGCCGCCAGTGTGCCGCGCTGAACGATGAAATAGACCCTATGCGGGGCATGGGAACAGATGGGATGCCCCACGGCGGGGCACCTGGGGACAGCACCGCAGCAATGGCCTGCAGGATGGAAGAACTGGGCATCGGCGAACAGCTGCGCCAGCTGGAACGGCAAAAGGAGATTTTGCTGAAAGATCAGCACACTATTCAGGTACAAATGAATTGGCTGGATAGTGGCCACAATCTGATTTTGACGGAGTTCTACATCAGCCACAAAAAATGGCACGAAGTACAGCAGCAGGTGCCGTACAGCGTGCAGCACTTGAAGTATCTGCGGAACGTGGCTCTTGCGCAGCTGGGCCGGGGTCTGGAACGGCTCCCGGGGTGTGCCGCTCTATTATCGCGTGCGTTAAACACGCGCGAGGACAAGCCGCGGGCGGATGCATGGGCGGAGGGCGATATTCTCTTATAGGCAAGGCGGCCTATGGAACCTCATGCGCAGGCGCTTCCGCAAAATCGTGTCCACCATCCGCAGAAAAACAAACACGACTACCACGAAAATCTGAAAACAGGCATAGAAATAACCCGGCGGACAGTTGGCCTACCGGGTTTCGTGCAAAGGAGGACAAAGCTATGGGAAAGAAGCATAAAAACAAGGTTCGGGTGCTGCCCGGAAGGATGTATAGGCTGGTACGGAGTGACAGGAGCGTATACTGCGACGCAGAGAATGTGCTCAAAACCTGCTTTATCAGAGAAATCAAAGAGCAGCAGGCCGCACGGGAAGAGGGCGAACTGTGCCGGTTCGTGAGGATGGCACCGGATGGTGGCGTTGAATTGATTTCAAACGCAGGTGCCGTAGTCCGCTTCAAGAACACAGGAGATCTTGTGAAAACACTGCGTTTCGCAAAAGATGTGCTGAGAATTACGGAAGTCTTGAAAAATGGGAATCAAAATTGAACTGACCGATGATGAAATTATTGAACCGTCTGGCGGAATAGCAATGTTTGACCTTCCGGGCAGAGAATTTCCAGGGAACGAGGATGTGCTGTTTGATCTGCGCTGGTCTGTGATTCCGCGGAGAGAGGGCGGAATTGAAGTCTTTGGAGGAAATGATGGCAAAATAGTCCTAGAATCGGAAGAAGAGGTAAAGGATCTGTGCGAAGCTATGATACGTCAAATTAGAGCAAAACCGATATTCTCGGATTAAGGAGAGCCGCTGCTGGACTGCAGATCTGAAAGGCGGGCAGCTGAACCGGCTTTTTGAGCAACACTTTTGACTTTTGCCCAGTTCGTATCAGATCGGATGTTTTCAAGAAATTTAAGCCCGTCAGGTCATCGACCCGGCGGGCTTTTTGGATTTCGTGATTTACTTTTCGTGTGGCTGCTCTGGATCCGGCGGTGCGTGGCGCTTGATGATGATCTGCGGTTCGTTCGGGTCCCGGCCTTCCTCCGCGTTGGCCTGGGCAATCTGTTCAGCCAGGCCGACCGGCAGGCCGTTTTCATCCAGCGGCCCGGTGTAGCCCTCGTAGTCCACAATGTCGATGCAGGGCGGCTCCGGCACCGTCTTGTAGTAGCGGCCATCCTCGTAGTTCAGGTCCGTTACCCGGTTCCAGTAGCAAATATCCCCGTGCTGCTCCTGGGCGGCTTCCATTGCGTCCCTGGCCTGCTCTTCCGTCAGGCCATCGAACAGCATCCGGGTGCCATCCCCGAAAGCGGCGACCAAACGCCAAGGGGCGAAAAACTCAACTTCATCCATGAAAATACTCCATTTCGTGCCGTTTCCGTGAATGAGTTGGGGTTTTGGGTACGGAAAAGTCCAATTCATTCACAAAAAAGTGAATTTCGTGTACAAAATCAGCGATTCGACTTCGTGGGGATGTAGCCATGCAGGCAGCGATTAAAACCGCGTTTCGTGAGGGCATCAGTAACTCTGTCCTCTGGGAAGTAGTAAGTAGACCCGTCTGCCGTGGGCGCCGCCCCGGCGGGATACTCTGCGCCGGTGTACCAATCTGTTTCCGTGTCATACTTGCGGTGCAGGTACTTGTAAACATCGCGCTGGGCTTTGTCGAACACCTCCACGAAAGAGAAGGACGCACAAGGCGGCAACTCCTTTGCTAGCATGGGTGCGTTCTGCGCCAGCCATGCAGCCATTACGGTTTTAGCTGCATTTCGTTTCGGCTTGCCTTCCCGGTGCACTAGATCCAGCAGCTGCACGACAAGGGGTTTAGGCAGATCGTTCAGCACTTCTTCCAGCGGGTAAGGGTTTTCGTGCAGGAGCGGCGAGGTGCGCAGTTCCGGCACAAGATCCAGATCGTGGCAGGTGATGGGCTTCTGCCGGTCATCCACACGCTCACTGGTGTGGGAAAGCATTTCCTTGATTTCGTTCTGTGCTGCATCGGAAAGCTGCTCCACCAGGTCGAGGCAGTCTGCAAAACTAAGCTGCGCTTCGTTCCGTTCGCCGGTGCTGCGGCCGGTCTTATAGGCCGCGTCAATGATACCCAGTTCCATAGCAAGGCGGAAAACGTGCTTGCAGGGCTTTTTCCGGCGCACAAAATCGTTGCAGGTGCAGCTTGCAAGGCTGGTCTGATACGGTTCTTTGCCGGACCCGTAGAAAACACCGGTTTCGTGTTCCTTGTCAATGCTGATGGGGCTGGTTTTGCTCTGCTGGGCGCTGGCAAGGCGCTTCTCTTCGTCCGCGTCTGCTGCGTGCTCTGTCCAGGGGCCAAATGCAGGGATCATAGTCATAAGTGGGAACCTCCTTGTCAAATTTCGTTACATCAATGATAGATTAAAACGCAAACAAAAGCAATAAAAATACAAGAAGATTTCGTGACGGAATACGAGAATAACCCCGGCGGGCTGCCGGGGCAGGCTGTCAGAACGGCAGGCCGGTATAGTTGCGCATGGGCAGAGCATCGGCGGCGGGAACCAGCATATTAAGCAGCTGCCGGTATAAGGCCGGGTTTGCCGCACGCTGGGCGCGGAAGTCCTCCAGAAACTGTGCCTGCGCTGCCAGATCGGCCAGGTTTTCGTCATCCACGTTATAGCACTGGCACTGATCCGGCCCGGCGGAGTATATCCAACATCGAACCATGAAAACACCTCCTTCCTATTTCGTGATATGCCCGGCGGGATGCTGGGCTGTGGGGCTGGGCCGCTTTATCCGGTGCGGACCCTGCCAGGGTTTCCGGTTTCGTGTCAGGCGTGGAGCTGCAGGAACGTGCTCTGTGTGGGGATCAGGTGGCGGGAAAGGGTGTCGGTGTAGCTGGCCTCTCCCTCGTAGCTGTCCACCACCCGGCGGTCTGCGGCGGCCATGTCGTGGTAACTCTTTTTGCCGTAGGTGGGCGGCAGCCAGCCCTTGCGCTGCCCGGCGTAGAGGTTGAAGGACTTCAAAACATCCGTGTTCGTAAACTCAATGTGGCAGGTGCCTTTCTTGTAAAACGTGGCGGTGAAATAGTGCAGCTGGATCTTCTGGGTCTGGCCGCTCTTTTCGGCGGCATCCAGGGCGGCGCGGAGTTCGTCCCCGTTGTAGGGCTTGCCGTTCGTGTCCAGGAAGTGCAGCACCCGCTCGATCTGGGCCATCTTTTCGTTGACATTCCAGCGGGGATAGAAACGGCCATCGTATGTATCAAAGGCGTTGCAGTGGAAAATCACCTTGCGGTTGATCTTGTAGGCGGAGTTCGTGCACCAGCCGTTGTAGTAATGCACATTTTGGGAATACTCTGCGTTATAGTGCAGGTTCGTCCAGTCGTCGAACAGCTTTATAATTTCGTGGTCGATGCTGGAAAGAAGATTTCGTGAAATTTCTTCCCGGACGGTCAGAATGTTGTACGCGCTGAAGTCGTAGCCTTCAAGCTCTTTGATTCGCTTCTGATAATCCTGCTGCATTTCGTAGGTCATCGCATCGAACAGCTGTGGCATTTCAAACAGCTGCTTCCAGTACATCCCGCGCAGTTCCCGGATAGCGTCGTTATAAGATTTCGTGAAAGCCATCACGGGGTTTTCTTTCTTACCAGCACCGGCAGAGGAAAACAACGACTTGATTCCGTTGTACTCTTCATAGATCCGGCGCACACCCTCTGCGGCGGCGTTGTACCGCTCAATGGCTGCCGTGATGGGGTCCGATGATACCAGAGCGGCAAACTCTGGGTTATCCTTTAGCCGTTCCGTGGTTTCGTGTTGGAGTTCCAGCCGGATCCGGCTCACCGGCTCCCGGTCGGGAATATCCACCGACACAAGCGCAACCTCTACGCGGGCAGCGCGGCGGGCGTTCTTGAACGCATCCGGGATATATTTCACCGTGGCGTGCAGCTCTTCCAACTTTGCGGCCAGCTCTTTCCGTTCGTTGGTGCAGGGGTTGCGCAGGGTTTCGGCGTTGAGCAGACAGCGGATCTTGCCACCGTCCTGCATAACGTCCAGCGCTTTGAGCAGGTGCGCGGCACCGGCGGAGAAAGGCGGATTCATGACGATTGCAGCGTATTTCGTGGTGGGGCGGAAAGTCAGAAAGTTATCATGCACCACCCGAAAACCGTCTTTCTTCAGCTTTGCGCGGAAGTCGCTGGAAAGTTCGATGCAGTCAAGCTCTGCGCTTCGTGCCTTTTCCTTGTCGTAGCGGTCAACCTCGCCGGTCTTATAGTCGTGGTGGACGTTGAACGCCAGAGCGTGGACCTGACGCGCAAGCGCTCCATCTCCGGCGGACGGTTCAAGGATGGGTTTCGGGTAGGTAGTGAACCCGGATTTTACTTCCCGCAGGGAGAAAACCATATCAAAGGCCAGGCTGTCCGGCGTGGGATAGAAGTCCAGGGAATCGTTTGGGGTGGTCATCGTGTAAACCTCTTTTCGTGTTTCGTGTCATGCACCCGGCGGGCTGCCGGGGCTGTGGGGCTGGGCCGCTTTATCCGGTGCGGACCCTGCCAGGGCATCCGGTGCAGGTCATGCAAACAGGCGGTTGCAAACCTGCTGTATTTCGTCATTCGCTTTCATGGGAGCCAGCAGCACGGCCACGGCGGCGCGTTTCGGATCTACCGTGTCGGTTGCCAGGATGGGAGCAAATGGGCTGTTGCTGCCGTGGTAAACAAATTCGTGATGATCCACAAAAGCGTCATACTCCGAATTTATCATGATGGGCCGGGACCCGTTGCGGAACATTCGGAACGTGCCCCAGATCTTGCCCTTCATTTCGACTTCCTGCAAAAGTGAAGTGCGCTTGACCTCTTCTTTGCAGTCGCTCAACTTCTGGAACATCTGCGCGGCGGTCAGCTGGTGCGGATCGTTGGCCACAAACCCGTCATCGCTGGAAACGATGGTCACACCATCGGCGGGGGCTGCCTGCATGGTCACGGGCTGGATCACTTCCGGGTAAAGGACGGCGGGCAGCTTGAACGCTGCATAGCCGGTGATGATGTACACGCTGCCGCCCTGGCAGGTGATCCGCACGGCGTTGCGGTTCTTGGCTTGGCCTTTCAGATAGGCGGTGATCTTCTTCACGTTCAGGCCGGCGGGGGTGATGGATGCTCTTTTCATATTGCAAAAACTCCTTTTCGTGTTTCGTTCTGCTTTTCGTGCCCGGTGCGCTGCCGGGGTAGTGGGGCGGGGCCGCTTTGGCCGGTGCGGCTCTGCCAGGGTTTCCGGTTTCGTGTCAGGCGGTGAGCAGGTAGCCACGGCGGGCACAGATGAGGGCCAGACGGGCGGCGGTGATCCGCTGCTGCACCTCTTCGGGGCGGCCGGTGCACTGGGCTTCCCGGCGTAGGGCCTGCAGTGTCCACTGCTGGCGCAGAACTTCGTTCACCTGGTCAATGATGTTGTCAAACTTCTTCATGGTTCAAACTTCCTTTCGTGTTTCGTTTTGTGGTGATCCTCCCGGCGGGGTGCCGGTGGGAAGTGGGGCGGGGTTGCTTTGCCCGGTGCAGCCCTGCTAAAGTTTCCGGTTTCGTGGTGGTGGATCATGCCAGCAGCCCGGCGGCGATGCTCTCAAAGTCCAGCTGTTTCACCGGCGCTTCATCCAGCACGGCCACGGCGGCGGGGGCGCTCTTGGCGTCCTCTACGGCCTTCCGGGTCTTGCGCCAGGCG